ATGAACCCTGAAAATGAAACTGATTTTTTGTATCAAGAGTTTATTGTAAATGGTAAAAATAAATATGGTGAAGATTTATTTATTAAACAATTAAACTGGTATAATAATCCACATTTAAGCAGTGATGCTATAGCTAAAATTGTTAGGATGAGAGAAAACGATTTTAATACTTATATGCACGTTTACGGAGGTGAATGTTTAATAAATACTGAAAGACACGTATTTAAAAAAGACTTTTTTGTAATACAGGAATTTGAAGAACCACAGGGGATATTTCCTTACTATGGGCTTGATTTTGGCTGGACTGATGCAAGTGCTGGCATTAGATGTTATATTCAAGATGAAAACCTTTATGTAACACATGAATTTAAAAAATCCTACATAAGTGTTGATTGTCTTGGTGAAGAATTGGAAAAATCACTTAAGGATTACAGGAAAAAGGGAAAATATATAATAACGGCGGATAGCTCAAGCCCTGATTTGATAAATTTACTTAATAAATATGAATATCCTTGCAAACCTGCAATTAAAGGTAGTGGTTCAATTGAAGCAGGTATTACTTACATTAAAACATTTAAAAAATGCTATGTTCATCCACGTTGTCAGGAGTTATTGAAAGAAGTTTATAACCTTAAATACAAAACTGATAGACATAGTGGGCAAATTAAGGACGAAATAGAAGATAAAAATAACCATTTAGTTGATTGTTTACGTTATAGCCTTGAGGATTGTATGAAGAACAGATACAATGATGATTTCAAATATAAGAATATTGTTGATAATACAATCTGGGTATAATTGTGGATACAAATACACTTAGGATATTTAGCTTTCCCGGTGGTGGGGCTAAAGGATATGGTTCTAATCGTTTTATGCAGAAGTTCCTGCATCAATGGGGAATACCGCAAGCTGATTTCTGGAAATATGTTGATGTTATGTGCGGAACATCTATTGGAGGAATACTTACTTGCGGGTATTCTTTCGAGAAAACCCCAGATGAGATGGAAAGTTTTTTTACTACTTACGCAAAACGTATATTTACCATCAGAACAGCAACTGATGTAGCTTCTGGTAGTCATAATGCGAGCGAAGATTCAAATAGACCTAATGTTGCACAAAAATTAGCAATGATAGCTACAGATGATCCTTTTTATAAATCGGCGTACGAAGATTCAAACTATGGAAGTAATATACTCCAACAAGTTCTTGTAGATAATTTCGGTACAAATACGCTTGCAAACTTAAAGATTCCTGTTGTTATTCCTGCGTATGAAGAAGACATGAAAAGATATGTAATGTTTTCTAATTTTAATGATCCAGCTTATTTTATTGGTAATACTGCAAAAATAGTAGATGTTGCTCGTGCAACCTCTGCTGCTCCAATTTATTTACCTGCTCATAGTTTTAACGGACATATTTATAGTGATGGAGGAATATACGCTAATGATGCAATACTAGCGGCAATTAATGTTGGTTTAACTGTTAAACCTAATGCTACTAGAATTGTTATAGTAGATGTTGGTTGTGGTATAGGCAATATGAGTTTTGACGGCAGCGGCACTGAAACTGGCATATCTCACGCAGCAGTTAGATTATTTGGTTTGATGAATGTAGCTATGGTTGGAGGGGAAGAATACGTAAGATATTATCTTGATTATCTAGATAATAGAACTACAAGTTTAACCAATCAAGCTAATATAGATTTATATTATTATAAGTTTCAACCAAAGTTTCCGCCAGACTTCCCGAATGAACTTGATAATAGCACAGTAGCTTGGTTTAGTGATCTTGCCAATTTAATTGATACTCATTACTCAAATGAAAGTGATAAAATCTCAAGTATATTAACACGTCTAACAGCATGAAGTACGATCGTTTATATAATTTTATTTCACCTGTAACTGGTAAATTACCGATAGATAAAGGTTATATATTGCTTGGAGATAAAAGCGGAAAATCTTTCAAGTCGCCAGTATTAATTGATATACGCCAAGATATAATAGATTTAAAAAGAAAAATAGGGAATTTTGAAGAATTAAAAAAACTAGACCATAACCGAATATGGATAGGTGATTATGATAATGAACCTGTAGCACAACTTAATATTGGAGTTATAAATTTACCACCTTTAGCTGAGGCAGTATTTCCAAACCCTATAAGTCCAATTATTGGCGATTTTAGAATACCTAACCCTACGTTTGACTATTTATCGCCTTTTGATTGGGTAATGTCAGGCCCGTTTTTACCTCAAATATTTGCAACAAAATATGATACATTCGGAAATCCAATAGGAACTGATATCTCTTCATCTTTAGCGATGACACAGGTAAGAGCAGCGCAAATAATGAAGCGGTTTGATAATGCTAATTTTATTGTTGGCAGTTCTACTGTAATATTTGATTGGGAAAATCCTAAAATGTATCTTATTCCAGAACCATTAAAGCAACTATATGGACTTGGAACAACATATACTTTTACTAAGGCACAGTCTCTTGGAAATTTACAGACAGGCCTTTTAAAAAATACAGTTAATAATGCTACTGGTACTTTATCAACTGCTATAGCTGGAAAAGACTATGTAGATGTAGCCGCTCCACTACAAGCAAACATGCAACTTGCACTTATTAGACCAGAGTTAATACAAGAGGGACAAGATGTTGCAAAACTACTTTCAAGAGTAGAAAGATTACCTGCTGCTAATATGTATTTAACTACTGATAAATACTGGAAGGGTGGAGAAAATAATATTCCTATTGAGGTTGATATTCCGACTTATGCTCCAAAAGATGCAACTTATGTTTTACGTACTTCTAATATAGAATTACCTAATGCACAATCTTTAAATTTAATTGGTTCAGGTATTTTAAAAATTGCTCCTTTAAGTAACGGATCAATTAGTATAGCATCTGGGGGGAAAGTTCCTACTTTAAATGATTATGTTAGACCAGCTGATCTTATAGAAGAAATTACTACATTAGAAACTAGTATACAATCTCAATTAACAGCAATAACAGGATACGCAAGTCTTGGTCTATTAACAGAATTTTTAATAAATATAGGATGGACAACTGGTTATTCCGAATATCTATGGAGTAAATATAAACCATTACGAACTTTGAATAAATATGAAGATACAGACGATTACGATAAGCAAGGGGGTAATATTTGGTTTGATGCAAATCATTTTGGAGTAGCTGGTAATTTTAAACCAGGATTGCGAATAACTTCGTGGGATTCTTCTTTTACTACTACAAATGATTTATTTCCAGTTTCTATAGGGCTTTTTGGTTATAAAAATGAACTAGGTTATGTTCCAGCGCAAGAGGGGTTTGTATGGCAAAGTTATCCTGAAAATGATAGTTCTAATTCACATTATAGATTTCTTAAAAATTTTGGTTTGTATTATGTAGGACATAATAAAGGTCAAATTGGTTGGGATAGAAAAGAAATTTTATTAATGGACTATAAATACTATGATGAAAAATTTTATTTTGAAAAAAAAGTTAATTTTAAACAAAATGTAAATTTTTTAAGTAAAGAGGCAATAAAAATTCCAGTTGGCAATATTTCTGAAAGACCAAGTATTGCAGAGGTTGGGATGATAAGATATAATATAGAAATTTAATATAGTTTGCGAGTAAGATATGGGACAGTTACTTTTACCTGTTGGTAAACAAGAATTTCACGACGGCAATAACTGGTTTTCGTTAGCTAGTGAAAACTGGGTTTTAAACACTATAGGTAGCGTACCTGCAACTCTTGTAGCAACTACGGCTAATTTAACTGCTACTTATGCAAATGGTACTAGCGGGGTTGGAGCTACTTTAACTAATTCAGGAACACAAGCAGCTTTAACTATTGATGGATTACAAGTTACTTCAGGAAATAGGGTTTTAGTTAAAAATCAAACATCTGCCTTGCAAAACGGAATATATACAGTAACCAATACTGGGTCTGCTAATACAAATTGGATATTAACAAGAGTTACTGATTTTGATTCCCCGTCTCAAATGGTTAGAGGTGCAATTGTTAATGTAATAAACGGAACGGAAAATGCCGTAACAGCATGGATGCTAACTTCAATTGTTACGGCAGTTGGTACTGATCTATTAATCTTTCCTAAATTATCTCAAAATGGCATTTCAAATGTTTTAGGTACTACAAACCAAATTACTGTTACAGTCAATAATAATGTAGCAACAATATCAATCGCTAACAATCCAGTTTTTACTGGAAATGGTAGTATGACTATACCAAATGGAACAACAGCACAGAGACCAAGTACTCCAACTGTTGGAATGATGAGATTAAATACTAGTTTATAAATGGCTCAACTAGAAATTTTTGATGGTACTAATTGGATTAAATTAGGAGGTGAGACTAATATATCTTTGACTGGAGCTATTAGTGGAACTGGAACAACTAGTATCAATACTACTATAAATACAATTTATATGCAAGATCAGGGTATTTGGTTAAGAAATAGTACCCCTTTTGATAATAATCACGGCATAATTTATAATTCTACAATAGATGGGATGGAAATACGGGGATATGGTGGATTTAATTTTAAAATAGGAACTGCTGGAGCTACGCAAATTATGCGTTTAAATAACAGTGGTATAGATTTAGGAAATAGAAATGTAAAAGGAGTTTCCCCTCCCACTCTTTCTACTGATGCTACAAATCAAAATTATGTTCAAAATGCAATTGCTTCAAGTCAGCCAAGTGCTTTGCAATATATTAGCTATTGGGATGAAACGTACCCCGTTTATGTTACAAGGTCTATGTATATAAAAAATACTTATAACCCTTTTATTAAAGAACAAGGAACATTTGTATATTATGCTAAAAATAGTTTTTCACAATCTTTAGTTGGAACAATTAATGATGCTCCTGTATATGATTTAAAATGCGATGGAAGAATTAGAGGGTCGGAATTTAATGCTTGGAGTTCTCAAAATCTTAAAAATATTTTAGAACAAGGGGAAATAGTTGGTCAAGAAGCTAGTGAAATAATAAAAAATATGCCAATTGTAAAATATAGCTTTAAAGATCCTATGACAGAAAGAACAGGGCAGTTTTTTGGTGTAATTTCAGAGCAACTTATGGAATACTTACCTAATTATGTTGCAAATAAAGAGTTTAGATTTGTACCGAATATTATGCTTTTTGGAATATTAAATAATATAGATAATACAAATTACTCTATTCTTTTTGATCAAATATTACAAGAAGAAATTAGAATAGGGGATAAAATATGGATAGTTATAGATAAATCTGCTATAGAAATGTATATAACTTCAATAAATGAAAATTTAATAAATATTAAAGCAAATCAAAAAGTTTACATTCAAGAAAAAAATTTAAAAGTTTTTGTATATGGAACTTACAAAGATTGTCCGACTATAAGTTCAAAACATTTAGCTGATTTGACTTTATGTGCATTACAAGATTGTATTAAAAGAATAAATAAATTAGAGAAAAAATATGAATAACGTTATACCAGTTAATTATCCAGCACTTCAATATATAGAATGGTTTGAATCCGACTATAGAATTGTAAAAGTTAATTGCGACAATATTTTTAAAGGAGGATATGATAAAACTTCAGATCAGTTTCAAGCGTTATTAGAAGCTGCTTATAATGCTATTTTTGAAATTGAAGATGATATTACTAAAATCAAGGAATTTTTAGCTGCTTACACTTCTCTAAATAATAATTGATTAAAAAATAAATTAATTTATAATAACTAAAATTTAACCCTTACGAGTAAATCTATGAATGAAAATCAAAATCCAGTAGAGATTATCCAGATTCTTCCTAAATATGTTCAAGCTTTATATAGTGATGGTGTGCTTTATTTCTCAGGAGAGGCAACAATCGCAACAGAAGCAAGAAAAGCTACTCTTTTAAATGATATTAATCTTATCAAAGAGCAACTTGCCAACTTAGAAAAAATATTAGGTTAAGTATGGATCAAGAAAATAAAATAGAAAGTTTATCAGAAATATTAAAAGTATGTGAATTAAATGAATTAATTACTAGTTTTTCAGTAATTAATGATTTTATTAAACAATCTGTGATGTATATTTCAATTAAAAAAGGTAAAAAAGAAGAAATATCTTTGGAAGAAAAAGATATTTTTAATGATAAATTTATTAAAATGAAAGAAATTATTGAAAAAATAATCAAATATTAATGATTTTTACCAATAATATTAAAAATAATTTTGAATCAATATCTAATACAAAAACAGTTCTAATAAGTGTTGAAAAGCAAACTATTATAACTTCTTTGCGGTGTACGAATATAACAGACAGTAATATTCGTATAACTGTTGAAGATATAAGATTATTAAAAAATCCTATAGAAAAAGGATATATCTGTTATAATTTACTATTAAACCCTAATCAAACTATTGATTTATTAATGGTAACTAAAGGTAATAGTTCTGAAATTTCAGAACATTTATTATTGGATGGGGATAATCTTGTTTGTTATAGTGGGTCTTATGGTGAAGTTTTTTCTTGTATATTAACTGGTTATGAGTTGTTGGAAACATGAATAAAAGACAGATATTAGATGATTCAAAAGAATTATTTAGATATTTAGCAGAATCTCAAATAAGAAAAAATTGGTTTGAAAATGATATTATAAACAGTAATTATTATTATAATAAACAATGGAATAATGTTAAGGACAAACAAGGGTTACAACAAATAGGTTGTGAACCTATAACTATTAATAGAATTAAACCAATTGTTGATAGGTATTTAAGTATTTTAATAAAAAGCGGTAAAAGAGTTGGTTTTTTACCTGTAACTAATTCTCAATATCATTTTAATTTAGCAAATTACATAAAAAACTGGGCTTTTAATATACAAAGTCAAAATAGCCATATGTTTTATTCTAGTTTAAAGTGTCAGTCAGCTTTAACTAGTGGTATTGGTTGGTCTCATTTTTATTATGAAAACAATAGGTTCTGTTATGAATGGGTAAATAGTAGGGAAATGTTTTTTGACCCTGATGATTTAAGTCCTAGGCTTGAAAATCAGAATGTTGTAGCTAGAAGTTATTTTATAAATGCTATTAAGTTAAAAAATTTATTTCCAAAATATTCTTCTGAATTTGACGCTATGATAGCTAATAATAAATCTAATCAATATTTAAATATTGATGATTATAGTGAAATACCTACAGATATTTGGGTAAATGGAAAGTCAATACGGATAGTTGAGTTATATACTAAAAAATCTGATAAGTATTTTGAAGCAGTTTGTGATATACAAACAAATGATAATAATGATAGACAGATAGATAATACATATAAAGAATTTGATGATACTATATTTACTACTTTCAATGAAGATTTGGTAAAACAGAAAGCAACAGGTAAAGCAGATATAAAAACAGGTACTAAAATTTATAAAACTGTATTTTGTAATGATATATTAATTTATCATGGAGCAATAGCTGAACAAGTACCTAATCAAACATTTTTCCCATATGTTCCTATGGTTTACTCAAGAAGTACAAGTGGTGAGTTCATAGGTAGTACAAATTACATGATAGAATTACAGGATTTGTGGAATGTTGAGGTGTCAAAATTATTCCATTATGCTAATTCTAAATTAACGATGTGTAATCCTAAAGCAAGTAGTATGGATTATGAACAATTTGTTAAGATGTATAATATAGAATCCAAAAAGAAAAGGGGTTTTATACAGGTAGACCCAAAAGATATTACTGTTGTTGATAATAGCAATGATATAAAAGGAATCCTTAGCTCACTTGATATGTTAAATAGGGAGTTTCAGAATTTATCAGGATTATTTGATGATTTTGCCGGAAAACCTACTAATGCTGAAAGTGGTGTAGCTATACAGAATAGGATTAATACTACTTTAAATGCCCAGAATCCTTTAGTACTTGCTTATGAGTATATGCTTACTTCCGAGGGAAGATTAATGCTTGATACTTTAAAGGGAATAGAAAACTTTAAACAGGTAATATCATTTTATAATGAGGGAAAACAAGATAGTGCTGTTATTGATAGTGATATATCGTTACTTAATTTTGAAGTTTACCCAACAACTTCACCTAACTTTAGTTCTAGTATTGAAGAAGAGAAAGAAATATTTAATACTATTATAGGTAGTGGACTTGCAGATATGTTATTGTCATCACCTTATTTTTTACAACAGGAGGGTATAGGTGAGGTGTCAAGTTATAAGTTATCTGCTGAATATAAAAGGGTTGTAGTTGAAAAAATGCAATTACAACAAGGTATAATTCCAAATCAACAAGAGGATAAAAATGGGTGAAAATGATTTAGATAGTGTACTTGGTGAGATACATGATAAAATTAAAGTCTATAAAAATACGGAAAGTAAAAAAGATATTACTGATATAAAAGTTGAAGATGAAAAAAAAGCTGATATAGAAGTTAAAGAAAAAACAACAGAAGCTGAAACTAAAGATATAGGTATTGAAGAAGAAAAATCTGTTAAGGATGATAAAAAGGTAGTTGAGGATAAAACTGATCTTGAAAAACAGGTAAAAAGTTTGGAAAAAGCTTTAAATGATACTAAAAGAACTTATCAGACTACTAATCAAAAATTTGTTTTAAGTAAAAAGAAATTCAACTCTACAATTGAGGAATTGAAAAAATCTATACTTGATCCGGATAATACATATCTTGATGTGGAGGAGTTTAATAATGCTGTTAATAAATTAACTTCAATATTTGATTTTAAAGAAGATGAATTGGAAACAAAAGATGGAGTTTCTAAAACTGATAGTAAATCAAAAACAATTCTTGAAAAACTTGAGAATGAATTTCAAAACTTTAAGAAATATAATAAATCAAAAGAGGTTGATACTAATTATAAAGCTTTTTATGATTCAGTTCATTTGTTAAATATTGATGAAAGACAAAGTTTATTGGATTATCTTGAGGAAGCAGATCCTACTGATGCTATAGAAAAGTTATTGATGCTTGGTCAGGATTATAGAAATATTTTTGAAAAAGGATTAAAAAAACATAAAAATATATTTGCATTTGTTAACAGCTTGCAAGATGAAATATCAAAATTAAATGAACAAATTAACACAAATAAAGAAAGTGTTGACAATTATTTTGATAAAAACGATAATAAACAGATACATTCAAGATCATCAAGTTTTAGTACAACTAAAAAGTATGATGATCATTTGCAAAGTTTATTTGATATGTAATAATAGACATAATTAGTATTACTTTAAAGCGTGTAAACTTACTTTAAATATTATTAGTTATTTACCTAATAAGTATTAATAAGCGATTAATATTAATTAATAAGTAACGAGGTAATTAGAATGGCTATATTTAATTTTAGTCAACCAAAAGATCAGAATAAATTTCAGAGAGATGTATTAGACCCATTTTGGAAAGAAATGTTGGCAGAAGACCCTTTTAATAAATATATGGGTTCTACCGGTAATTCCATGATAGCTTTACAAAAAAATGTTGATAAAGGTAAAGGTGCTGAACTTGTGTTTAGTATGACTTACAACAGTAAAGTAAATGAAGTTTATGACGAAAATACTTTAGAGGGTAAAGGAACTTTAGATACACCTGTAAACTGCACAATGAATATAGGTAAAACTAGATTTGCAGTAGGTGCTAAAGATTTTGATATTGCTGAATATCTAGCTAAATTCCAATTTACTAAAAGCGTTAATGAGCAAATAACAATTAAACGTGAACTTTTAACTAAAAGAAGAAACATTAATCAATTTGCTTGGTGTTTTGCTTATGGTAGTAAAGGTAAAAATGACCATATAAGTAAAGATTATTTACTAAGTGATGGTCAAGTAACTAGTGATTTTGAAAGTTATTTTACACCTAAGATTAAAACATGTGTTATTAATCAAATAGATGCTAACGGCGATGGTATTAGTTCTGATCGTGTATTATTTGGTGCTGAATCAATTAGAAACGTAATTGCTGCTGGTCAAACAGTTCAACAAAGATGTGTAGTTGGAGTTCCTGGAAATAACGGAAATATAGGAACAGCTAACTATGATGACGATACTAGCGGTTATTGTAATATAGATCATATTAATAATTTACTTCAAATTGCTAAAACTGGCGGTAGAAAGATAAATACAGAGGGTTCTATAAAACCTATGTATTATACTAATTACCAAGGTTTTAAAGGTATGGGTTATACTTATTTCATAGGACCTAGAGTTAAAGCAAGATTCTTGAAAAATCCTATTGTAAAAGAGATGTTAATCAGACCTTTTAGAGAAGATGGACAACCTACTTATTTTAATGGTACTGATTATATCGGTAGAATTAGTGGTATTGATATAGTATGTATTGATGAGTTTGATTATTTGAATTTTACAACTGATGCAGGCGTTGATATTGGTTATGGGGCATTATGTGGTTCAATGGCTTTTGCTAAAGCTATCTGTACTACTCCTAAAATTACCATAAAAGAAATGGATCATGAAAATCAGTATGAAATGGGTATAAGACTTCTTGATGGTATGAAAGTTGTTAAATTTCCATCTAAAAGATACCAAAATGTAAATACATTCCCATATCTTGAAACTGGTATTGTACATTCTTTCACATTAATTTAATAAATAGGTAATAAAATGAATTTAGTTGTAAAATACACAATAAC